TGTCGCGCCTGATGCGCATGCAGTTGCCGGTGTAGTCTTTGTCTAGCTTACGCACAGAGTAGGCAGCAGCTGCGCCGGTGTAAGTGTCAAGCAGCTTGTCGGGATCTGCGCTAACCTCCTCGCGGATAACGATAATGCTACCATTGCCGTTCAGCCCCTCTAGGTAGGCGTCCACAACTGTCTGTACGAGCGTCTCGCTCTGGTCGTCGTATGGCCCCAGCGGATACTGCTGCATGCTGGCCAGCGAAGTAGGAAACGGTGTAGAGCTGATGTACAACGTGCGACGCACAGTGGCGTCGGCTACAGTGTCGCTGCCGTACTGCGATTTAAAGCCACGGCCAAGCGCAGTGTTCACGCCTTCGAAAAACTCCACATCATAGCCTTGGCCTTCAATCGTAGTGACTACGTCGGCGGCGTCCTTGTCGCGCAGGTGGTTAAACGTCGAGCCGTTGCCGTCAGCAATCTGCGCAGCTGCTCGCTCAAGCTCTCGCGCGACTTGGTTGGCCCCAGGTGATGTGGTCGCGCCAAAGTTGCCCAGCACAGCAAGCAAGTCCTGCGTGCCAACCGTACCGTTCTGGTCGATGTCGCCAAACAGCCCGTTTGGAAACATGCTGTCAGTGAGGCCAGCGTTCGCGCCGTACTCAGTGATGACGCCGGCAAGCAGGCTAATCGTGGCCTTGTCGTTGCTGTCGTGCGTTACGCTGCCTTCAGGAAACTCTATAGTATCGGCTGTGTCGCTGTTGCTGTCGCCGGTCTCCTGCACAGTCAGCGTGCCGCCGCCGCCGCTTTGAATCGTCGCGGTCGTGCCGTCGATGGTAACCGTGTTATTGCTGAACACCAGCTTGTTGACCGCACCGCTTGGTGTGCCGTCCACCTCCTGCACAGTGAACGTATTACCAGGAAACTGCGTTACCACATGCGCCGTACCGGTGCGCTGGATGCGGACGTCATACGTCTGCTCCAACACGTACACCCGCTGGTCAGGGTCAAACTGTACGTCAGATGTATCAAAGTCGATGCTTTGCACCTCGACGCCCGACAGCGTGCCGCTCTGACGATCAAGCGCCGACCGCACAGCTATGCCCATATCCATGGCCTGTTCGTAGTCACCGCTGATGCAGTACAGCTCTACGCGTGCCGTGTCCAGCTTTGACGTGGCGTTCTTGGTTGCGCTCGGCGTGGTGTCGGTCACCGTGTAGACGATGAACGGCATATCGGCGTCCTGCTGTGCCAGCTCTGGATAGATGCGGTCCGCGCAGATGGCGCCCACGTCGCTGCTGTCCTTGAGCAGCTTGTATATGGCTTTGCCTGTTTCCATTACAGCTTGTATTTGTCAAACGCCTTACGGTATTTAATTATCATAAGGCGCATCATGGCCGGCCTAAGTCTGGCTAAAGCCGGCGCAATTTTATTGTATGATGGACTATTTATGGTCTTACGACGACCTCCAATGCCGCCGTCTTCCGTCCATTGTGCAAAGTATCCGTCCATACGTAACGCACCGCCCTTGCGCGGACCTACAAAGACATTGATTTTGCTGCCTTTGCTGTTGCGCACACCAATTGACCGGCGCAATGTTCCGCTGGGTATTTTTTTTGTTACAACCCCTTCACCTTTACGCGCTCGACCTGGCCCCGGTGTACCCTTATAGACTTTAAATGGCTCACCACTGCGTGGAATTTTTGGCTTGACTTTACGCGCAGCCATACGACCTATATCACGGTTGCTTTTACGCAGTTCTCTGGCCATTTCTTTTGGGAACTGACCAATGCGACCGACCTGCCTTATCAGCTCGTCCAAGCCTTCGACCTTATCTGCCATCCGTTCCCTTCTCTTTGCAGAAGATGCGCAGGCCATCGCGTCGGCCAATCTCCTCAAAGCCGAGTATTTCGTACTCGCGTGCCTCGAAGATTATCGCATCGTCTTGACTAATACTAAGACCGCCAACGCTGTCAGTAGGATCAGGATGGCGTACCACAAATACAACATCTCTTTGCGGGTAGATTTGGTGTGCCTTCATGCTCTCGCCGGCGCTGCCTGCGTAGATGACTTCTGCCCACATGTTGGTATCGGTTGTTGTGCTGACCGTAGGCTGGCCGTAATCGTCCTGTGTCAGCGTCTCGGCGCGGTGCGTGATGTACCTGTCCCGTCGTCCTGCGTTCTTCATGGCTGGTAGATGATGCGGAACGGATTCAGCAGTGCCTCAAGGCCAAACTTCAGGCGGGTGGTGATGGTGCCGGTTACCTCCTCCTGCCGGTTTTCGTACAGGTGCGACACCAGCAGGCGAATGGCTTGCTTTACAGGTGCTGGACAGTATGTGTGCCCAGCGGTAAACGTCACCACTACCGGCGTCAAGGCGTACTCATAGACGCTTGGGTAGTCGCGAAATGCGATACGTGCCGGCTGGCTGATTTCGTCGGTGTACCAATTGCCCGCCGCTAGCGTGGTTAGGTCGCTGGTGTAATCCTTGTCTGCGGTAGTCTGGTACTTGACTTCAGTGATTGCCGTGACAGGGCCGATGGGAATGTAACTGTTGTAGAAGCCTGGCAAGTACCCGCGTGCCGTGTAGCTGCCTAGCTTGATGTTGCAGTGCTCCTCCACCCACGAAATCGCCGCCGACCGCAGTGCGCTGATTAAGGTGTCCTCGTGCGTGTGGGTGACGCGCATGTGTGACTTCAGGTCCGCCACCGTGATAATGGTGTCCTGATCTACTGCGGCGCCGGTTATCTCTACTTGCATACCTGTAAAAATAGAAAGACCCGCACTAGGCGGGCCTTTCTGTTCGGTGAATTACTGCTTATGCAGCGTTGTCGTGGAACGTGTACGCGGCGTCGGCGTGCAGAGCAGTGGCCGCAGCGTACCGGTGGCACGAGATGCGGACGGAGTGGCTCAGGTCCAAAGAGTAAGGGTTGATCACCAAATCAATGCCCCCGCCGAAAAATCCGAGAAGGCCAGCCTGTGCCGGGTCCATCATGATCATGGTGCCCTCTGCAGCGACTCCGTTGGCCGGCACGAGGTCGGTCACGTAGTACTGGTAGCCCATGCAGGTCATGCCACCAGCGCCAGAGCGGTCAAGGATTGGGTTCACGTTGCTAACCAAAGCCTGATCTGCGATGAGGTCGTGCGCGGTACCGTTGACGATAACCTTGACATTCCGCAGGTTGACGCCAGCGTCAGCCAAAGCGCCCTCGGCAGTCACCATCGTTGCAGCACTGGGAGCAGCGTCGCTGTCGCCGTCGCCGGTTCCGATGATGACGTTAAACACAGCCTTGTCAATCTGCCGGTTCAGCTCAGTAACCATGTCTTGAGTGATGAGCTGCTCGACAGCGGCACCACCTTGCATGATAAGTTGCTCGGTGACCGTAACGAATGCACCGTAACGGGTCGGCGTCAGGCTCTTGTTGCCGATGGCCGTGGCAGCGTTCGACACGTTCGCGCCCTCAGCAGCAGAAGTAACCGTGGCAGCCGTGTTGACGATCGGCACGTTGACGTTAGAGGTCAGGCCAGTCAGGACGCGGCCACCAATCTGCTGGAACAGCGTCGGGTTGGCGAGGGCGGCTACACCTTGGGCCACTTGCGTACCGACGAAGGCGGGAGAGTTAGCCAAGCTCGAACCGGCACCGAACTCACCAGCGTCACCCAGCGAACGCAAAGCGACGTCGGGAATGGAAAGTTGGCCCTTAATGTTCACACCGCTCATGCGGGCCTCCTTGATGGCCTCCTCAGTGTACTCAGCGGCAACACCGGTGAGGCGCTTGCCTTGAGCGAGATCGCGAACGGCACCAGCCAAATCGAACCGCTTGGACATGCTGCGCAGCTCGTGGGCACCACCGCGGCCAGCTTCGCCAGCGAGCACAGCGCTCTCGGCAATCTTGGCGTCCTCGCGCTTCACCTTGAGTTGCACGTCAACCTTGCGGATTTCTTTGGCAAGGCGCTCCATCTCGGCCACATCAGTGTCGTTCAGGTCGCGCTCCTCCAACTCAGCAGCCTTTTTAACGTCCTCGCGCTGCTCGACGTATTGTGCCCGCAATGCTTGCAGGTCTTTGATGGGAAGATCAGTCATTTTCTTTTTTCACTTCGGCGCGAGCGGAAACCGTCGCGGCCTGATATGCTGGATAAGTTACAGGCGAGACGTCAATCAGACGGTCCACCTTTTCAATAACTCGCACGCCGTCCTCGTCTACAGATTCGTCACGAATGGTAAAGGCAAATGACGACTGTGAGATGTCGCCACGCTTAATCATGGTGTATAGGTCACGACCGGCTTGTGTGTTGCTCAATACGCCACGGTAGTACAGTCCGTCCTCGTCTTCTTTGAGGGTCAGCGTTCCGTTACTGGTACGGGCCAAGGGCACACCGTCGTGGTTAATGAGCAACCGCACGTCATCGTCGAGCACGTCAGCGAAGGCACCAGGGGCAATGCGCTCTTGGAACACACCCAAGTCAGTGGTGCTGTTGAAGACTGCGGCGTAGCCTTCCACGACCATATCGTCAGATGCCGCCCGCATTTCGGCAGTGCGGTACTGCACGCCGTCGGCTTGTGCTTTGCGCTGCTGTTCCTGTGGCTCGCCAGCCAAGTAGCTGCGGATGGCGCGGATGCGCTCGCGGGGTTCGCCTGGCAGGGTTTGGTACATCATACCCAGCGCCACCTGTGTGGTCTTGTTGTCTGGGTTGTTCAGGTTGTGCTCGCGGGTCATTGACCGCAAGGCTCGTCTTACTGCTCCGTCCATGTTTCGTTCGTTCATTTCGTCTACCCTCGCCGCAGCCCATCGTAGCATGGCCTTGCCGCCCCATGCATCATACATGAGGCCACCGCACCCCTCAGAGTACGGCACGTCGGCGTGCTCGGCGGCACGGCTCAAGTAGCTGTAAGTTCGTTTTATAGTCTCGTCGCTCAGGTTTTCCTTGCTAGCAATCTGGTTAGCACGGCGCTTGCCGACCTCAGTGCCGCACGATCCCCAGCCGTTTTCTTCGGCCCACTTAAGTGCACGCTTGGCATTGTTTACCGCGCCCTGTGGGTAGTCATTCCGTGGCATTGTCGCTGCTGATTTTGTCAGAGTATGCCGCCATGCGGTCAAGTGCAATCTGATTGACCTGCACAAGGTGTGCGTCACCATTGTCGACTGGGTTGAGCTCCTCGGCAGCGCGGCACTCGTTGATGCTCATAACACCATTCTGCAGCATCTGCGTAAAGTAGTTGGCACGTGCTTGCAGGTCGCCACGATACAAATCGTTGAGGCTAAACTTAAAATAGTGGTCCGCTGCCTCGCGGCGGGTAAGCAGCTTGCTGGCCAACTCTTGCTCGATGCGCTTGGCCCAAGGCATCACCGTATGCCGTGCAAACATCAGGTTTTGTTGTTCGACGTTGTTGTACGTCGTTTGGCTCTCCAGCTGCACCAGCGCAGGCGGTACACTGAAGATGCGACAGATTTCCTCTGCCTGAAATTTGCGGGTCTCGATAAACTGTGCCTCTTCAGGTGCGATGCTGATTCGGTTGTATTTGAAGCCGAACGGCAAAAGCTTCGTGCCGGCTGACGTCATCGAGCCGTTCCACGACTTCTGCAACATCTCCATCTGCTCAGCCTTCAGCGGCTGATCTGAGGACAGCACGCCGGTCATCTGCCCGCCATTGCCAAAGTATTGACTGCCATAGTCCTGCGCAGCCTGAGCAAGTCCGAGGTTCTCGCGGTGAAGCTGAATGGGAGACTTGCGGTACATGTTGCAGATTTCCAAC